ACTTATGAATGTCATTCCTCGTATGAGAAGAGAAGGAATGACTGAATCTCTTGCTTTAACAAGATGGGTTCAACCATTTACAGAACAAAAATACTTTGAGATTGAAAAATCAAAAGTTGTTCTCTCGGCAAAAGCTTCTGTTGGACTTTCCATCTATTATGAGAAATGTCTTAATTCTTATGAGGAATGGATACATGAAGCTCCTACCGATGAGGAACTAGAAGAAATCGAAGAAGAAGAGTACAACGAACTTCTAGAAGAACTAGATGATAATAAAGATAAGGTATATCACTGAAGACTCAACATAGTCTATTATACAGATTTTTTCAGCATTGTCAAGTCACTTGGGGTACTTGACAAATAACAATAAACATGTTATTGTGGTGAAAGTTTCAGTTAAGGAGTAATTATGGCTAAACGTCAAAAGGGTGAACATTATGTAGATAACAAAGTGTTTCTCCAAGCAATGATTGAGTGGAAAGAAAAGTGCGCTCTCTCAGAAGAGGCAGGGGAAGAAAAACCACCTGTTACCAATTATATCGGTGAGTGTTTTCTAAAGATTGCAACGCATCTTTCTTATCGACCTAATTTTATTAATTATACCTACAAGGATGAAATGGTTTCAGATGGTATCGAAAACTGCCTACAGTATGCTTCAAACTTCAATCCAGAAAAGTCAAAGAACCCTTTCGCATACTTCACCCAGATTATCTACTACGCTTTTTTGCGTAGAATTCAAAAAGAGAAAAAGCAAACTCACGTCAAAAACAAAATTGTTCAAGAAACAGATCATCAGTCATGGACCACAATGACTTATGATGAAAGGTCTTATAATATTCCATATTCTTTTGCAATAGAAAATCTTCCACAGGAAGATGTCTATAAACCAAAGAATACCACAGTTGATGAAAAAAAGAAGTCAAAGAAAAAAGATGGTCTAGAACGTTTTATGGATGATGATATTGATGACATTGCTGAACGTGGTGTTGAGCGTTGAAGATTGCGATTATAACTGATACTCACTTTGGTGCCAGAAACGATAACCAAAACATTAATGACTTTTTCTATAAATTCTACGATGATGTATTCTTTCCTACACTAGAGAAACGTGGTATCACAACATGTATTCATATGGGTGATGTTACTGACCGTAGGAAGTTTATCAGTTTTAAAACTGCATCAGATTTTCGTAAAAAGTTTATTGGCCGTTTTCAAGAGTTGGGTATTGACCTACATCTTATCATTGGCAATCATGACACATACTACAAGAACACCAATGAAGTTAATTCAATGGAAGAGCTTGTAGGTTCTGACCGATGCAACATTTACACTGGTCCACAGGTTGTGGAGTTTGATGGTTGTCCTATTCAGTTCATGCCGTGGATCAATGCAAACAACTACGAAGAGTCAATGTCATCACTGAAAAACTCTCCAGCACAAATCTTGATGGGTCACCTAGAAGTAAATGGTTTCGAAATGCATAAGGGACATAAATCTGAAGGTGCATTTGACAAGGAATTGTTTCGTAGGTTTGACCTGTGTTTCAGTGGTCACTTTCATCATAAATCAGATGACGGCCAGATATATTATCTGGGTACACCATATGAGATGACTTGGAGTGATTATGATGACGCCAAGGGTTTTCATATCTTCGATACAGAGAAACGTGAACTGGAACGCATTGTCAATCCTTACACACTTTTTGAGAAGATTTACTATGACGATACTACAACTGACTACACAAATGAAGATGTATCTAAGTATAAAGACAAGTATGTAAAACTGATTGTAGTCAATAAGAAAGACTTGTATCAGTTCGACAAGTTTACAGATAGACTTTTGCAGGCTGACGCATTTGAGGTCAAGATTATCGAAGACTTCTCAGAGTTTGATGCTGACAATGTATCTGATGATATTGTGGAGAATACAGAAGACACGATGACACTTCTAGAGAAATATATTGACCAGTTAGATGTTACACTGAGCAAGGACCGATTGAAGAACACGATGCGGTCACTTTACACCGAGGCACAAGATTTAGAAATATGATTCATTTTGAGACTGTGAGATGGAAGAACTTCCTGTCAACTGGTAATAATTTTACAGAAATACAGTTAGACAGAAATTCAACCACATTAATTATTGGAGAAAATGGTGCAGGTAAGTCTACTATTTTGGACGCTCTTTGTTTTGGTTTGTTTGGTAAGCCATTCCGTAGTATTAACAAACCTCAACTTCTAAACTCTGTCAATGGCAGTTCTGCACTGGTAGAGGTGGAGTTTCGTATTGGAACTAAGAAGGTTCTAGTTCGGCGTGGTATCAAACCAAATGTGTTTGAAATTCATGTCAACGGTAAGTTGTATAATCAAGACGCTAACTCGCGTGACTACCAGAAGTATCTTGAACAGCAAATTCTAAAGCTGAACTATCGTAGTTTCACACAGGTTGTTATTCTTGGGTCATCTACCTTTATTCCGTTTATGCAACTGAAATCAAAACACCGCCGTGAGGTTGTTGAGGAAATCCTCGACATTCAGATTTTCTCACTGATGAACATGCTTCTCAAACAACAGTTGAAGACTATTTCTGATGACATGCGTGAAGTGGAATATCAGTACAGTTTGTCTGAAGAGAAGATTGTTCTACAGGAAAAGTACATTGCAGATGTAGAACAGAATCGAGAAAAACTGATTAAGGAAAAGACATTTCTGATTGCTGGCAATGAGGAAGAAATCTTCAACAAGAGGTCTAGAATTTCTGACCTTGAAGATGACACTTCTACGATGCATGAGAAGATTTCTAATGCTGCAAAGATTGAAGAGAAGTTCAGTAAACTCAAGGACATTCAATCACAGTTGAAAGAAAAACACAGAGCCCACACCAAAATGATTAACTTCTTTGAGACTAATGAAGATTGTCCTGTGTGTCAGCAACACATTGATGAGTCGTTCAAAGAAGATATGGTTAAGAAAGAAAACTCCAAGTCAGAAAAACTAAATTCTGGAATGGGAGAACTTCTAGAGGAATTGAAACAGACACAATCCAAGATTAATATCATCAATGAAGTTAACCAGAACATACAGACAAATAGGGTTGAGATTGCCAAAGAGAATAGTTCGTTGGTTCAACTTGAGAAGTTCAATGCAACACTGCAAACAGAAATTAATGAGTTGCAGAGTTGCAAGGTAAACAAGAGCGATCATAATAAGTTGAATGAGTTGAAAGAAACTCTTTCTGGATTTGATATGCAGAAATCAAAGTTGCGTGAGGACCAGACCTATTCTGAAGCTGCAAAGAATATGCTACAGGATACAGGTATCAAGACCAAGATTATCAAGCAGTATCTTCCTATCATGAACAAACTCATTAATACCTATCTCACATCAATGGAGTTCTATGTAAACTTTACGCTGGATGAAAACTTTGAGGAAACCATCAAGTCACGATATCGTGATGAGTTTTCTTATTCATCATTCAGTGAGGGTGAGAAGATGCGTATTGACCTTGCACTGCTATTCACATGGAGAGCAGTTGCAAAGATGAAGAACAGTACGAACACGAACCTGTTGATATTGGATGAAATCTTTGATAGTTCGCTGGATGGTACGGGTACAGATGAGTTCCTAAAGATTCTAAACACACTTGGTGATGAGAATGTATTTGTGATCAGTCATAAACAAGACGCACTCGCAGATAAGTTTCGAAGCACCATTAAATTTGAGAAGGTGAAAAACTTCAGTCATATATCAAATGGGTAAACGTTCAGACTTTGAGAGAAAACCTAGAGACTTCTACCCCACACCATTTGCAGCGGTAGAACCTTTAATCAACCATTTACCAAAGGGGTTCACGTTTGCAGAACCTTGTGCTGGTGATGGACAACTGTGCAGACATCTAGAACACTTTGGTGGTACTTGCATGTGGGCCAGTGATATCGAACCACAGTTACATGGTATCGCAAGAAATGATTATACTGATATCGGTGAGAAAGAATTATACGAATCAGACTTCATTATTACAAATCCACCTTGGGACAGAAAACTACTGCACCCAATGATTGAGCATTTTGTGTCACTGAAGACCACATGGTTATTGTTCGACGCAGATTGGATGCACACCAAACAATCGTCTGAATATATGAAGTATTGTTCGAAGATTGTGAGTGTTGGACGAATCAAATGGTTTGGTAATATGACAGGCAAAGACAACTGTGCTTGGTATAGATTTGAAACAAATACGAATTACGCTACTATTTTTCATGGGAGAACTTGATGATGAGTAATACAGACGGATGGCACAAACAGCCAAAACATACACAACATGAGATAGATTTGTTTAGAAGGATGAATATGGGACTAATACCTAACAATCACCCTTCACTGAGACAGCGACTACAGGTTTGCAGTGAAGACTTAGACAGAGAGCAACTAAAAGGTGATTTGATTTTTTGCATGGAGAAAAACAATGGTGTTGGACTCTCTGCGAATCAGGTTGGTATTTCAGAACGTGCCTTCGTGATGTATTCGGATGTGAAGGAGAAGGAGATTATCGCTTGCTTCAATCCATTCATCACAGAGTATTCCAAGGAAACAATCAAGATGGACGAGGGTTGCCTGACTTGGCCTGGTGTCTGGTTACTTGTAGAAAGACCAGAGGGTATTGTGTGTAGTTTTGAGGATGAGACAGGAGAACATATACAGGTGACCATGCATGGACTTGAGGCTCGTATCTTCCAGCATGAGTATGACCACATGGAAGGCACGAACTTTACTCAGCAGGTCAGTAAACTAAAGTTGAACATGGCCAAACGTAGAGCGTCAAAGA